AAGTTTGCTCCGATGACAATTTTTATATCTTTCATAAGTTATTCTCCTTACCAAACAATAGCTCCTGATTCATCTGTCTCTGCCTGAACTAATGGTGTTACTTCTGGGATGTTGTTGCTTTCATTTGCAGAAGTAATAATTTCTACAATTGTATCTGTAATATCATCAAGTTTATTAATTGTACAAAAATGCTTATCATCAAGATATTCTAAAAATGATTTTTTAATTTGCTCTTGGTCATACCCACCACGATGATTTACATTAATATGATAGATATCAAATTTCTCAGCAGTTTCTGTATACAAGTCTTTTGTTTCTACATCAGCCTGAAGTGAATCTCCTGTAGCATTTGATAAGCCACAATAATATGCTGTCCTTGGAAGATAAGGATTAAGTCTCTCATCACCAATTGTGATAATTATTCCTTTTTTACCTCTATTCCAACAATCAAGCTTTGTATGTCTGGCACCAAAATACCATGCAGCAGTGTAAGATTCATAAGAATTACCACCACCACCAAACTCAAAATAAACTTTCTCAAGCTGTTCTGCAATTCGAATATCGGATTCAAACTGAGATGCCTGTATTGGAAACCTATCATATGACAAATCGCCAATACCCATTACCATAAATTCAATATCTTCAACTTGTTCATATAATTTCGTCATAATATTATTAAGTTTTTTAGATATTTCAACAGCTGCCTGCCCCATAGATCCGGTAACATCTAAAGCTAAAATAACTGGAACTGTATTTGGATGTTCTTTACTATCACAACATTCTCTTACGACATTTTTAGGATTGAGTGATGAATCAAGTTCTTTTGATTTAAACATTTCCTGATTAGAATAGTTTGTTGTGACTACTCCTCGTGAATCAGTGTCATATCCTCTTGTTGTTGCATAATTTACAAAACTTGCCGTTGTCCAACTTCCGCTTCCCATAATTATTCATCCTCCTCTAAATCATCTTCACTATCTTCTGTGTCTGTATCATCCATGCTAAAATCAAACATACCGTCAAATACATCACCAATACCACCATTCATCATCATAAATGGCATCATAGCACTCATTGGATTACTGTCTGTTCCAGTTCCGGTACCGGCCGCTCCATTCATCATCTGGGACATCATCATATATTTAAAGATTTTATTTGCACTATTCTTATCTTTTCCAAGATTACTTCCGAACATAGATACAATTTTTCCATAGAAATAAGTATTTCCCATAAATACATGGCGCTCCGGCAGAATTGTTTCAACTGTAGAATCTTCATAATTGATTACAGTGATCTTTGTTTTATCTGCTTCGATGACGCACTTAGGTTTGCCATTTACAAGGATGATGTCTCCTTTAGCCACCTTATTTGTTGGAATGACGAAGAAAAAGTTTTCATCTACTCCTGGGAATACAAAATTTCCACAGTTTGTGAGCTTACCGGATTTAACATTGTAACTCTTATATCCATTAGAGGTTTTTACTGCGATATTACCACTCATAGATAACTTACACATTCCACTACCAATTTTTCCAAACATTCCATTCATAAAATTATTCATCATTTTAATTCCCTCCATTGTTTAATTTAATTTCTATTGATTACATTAATCTGGCAGCTTTCCATTACATCAAGAGCCGCTTTATGCTTTTCCGGTGTTGATCCTGCGCAGCATGATGCATCCACTGTGATTTTTGCCTCTGGATAATAAGTTTTAATCAAAAGAGCGTTCGTAATAACACAGATATCTGTGCATATGCCAATAATTTCAATATCTAATAAAGAAGAATCATATGCGATACCAAATGTTTCTTCCCAATCCCAGTCATCAAATCCAAAAGTAGATTTACAACATACCATAAAACTATCGAGATTTTTATAATCAAGTTCATCAACAATTTCCCAACCTTTAGTACCATACATACAATGTTCAGGAAGTTTTCTGCCCTCTGAAGTATCTGCGTAATCTGAATGATGAGTATCCTTTGTAAGAATTACATAATCCCCATTATTCTTATATTCATCAAATTTCTCTTTTACATTCGGAATAATAGCTTGGGCTTCCGGCGTACCAAGTGAACCGGTTACAAAATCATTCTGTACATCAACTACAATCAGAACCTTCTTTTTCTCTTCTTCCATCTTCGTTCTCCCATTCTTTAATTTGCTGTGCTCCATCTTCAACTTGCTGCTTATCATGTCTTGAATAATTATCTGCTTGACCATAAGCACCTTTATGTCGATATGAAGCATGTCCTTTACGAGTATTAGTTTTTACTGCAGTTCCACCCATGCCAAGTCGTCCACTGTGTCCTTTATGTAACATCCCCTCTTTAAAATCAGGATCGTTCAAAGTTTTATATCCATGATACATAAGTTCTCGTTGACTTATTAATTTTTTTCTACGTTCAATATTTCGTAGTCTTTGCTTTCTCAAATACCCTCTGTTACGTTCCGGCATTACTATTCCTCCAGTCTATACAAAATAATTGGTCCACCTTCAATATAGAACGTCGCATTGTAATCTATAAATTCTCTAGCCTCATCTTCTGTCATATCCTCATGGTTAACTAAAGATTCAACCATTTTTTCGTAATCATATATTGCTCTATCATCAGAAGAAATACCAAGAAACGCATCTTCATAAGATGGATTTGTAAAAAATATCGTTCCCTCGTATCCGGCCTCTAACAATAACCGTTCTGTTTTTGATACTTGGTCTTCATATATATTATCTGCATGTGCTTCAATATCATCATGTAACGTCTCTTCTGGGTAATCTATAAGAGAATCCATAATATAAGAAGAAGTAATCATATTTAAAGCCTTCTCTTCTGAAATTTGATATTTTCTTTGTAATACAGCTTGCAATCCTTCAATGTAACCCTTAACACTTTCTGTAAGTTCTGATATATCTACCATTATGCGATCCTCACAATCTGTTCATATATAACTATATCTTTTATTGTTATTGCTTTATTGTCGTGGTAATGCCCACACAACCAACGCTTATAATCAACATTGCGTCTTATTTCTTCCAGATAATTTGTTAACTTATCCGGCTTATATAGTCCATGTGATAATAATGCTGCTGTAGAAGAAGCTGTACAATGTGTTAAGATAAAATCTACCTTATTATTATGTTCTGCCAGATTCTTTATACCCTCATCCATCTCTTCTTGATTTGGCATTTCTCGTTCCCACCATGAAATATGATTGATTCGGTACATTTTATCTGGATCATCTCTCCATTCCTTTACTCTTGGATCGTCAATCTCTAATACTCCATCTGAAATATCATGACTGGCAGCTCCACCAAAAGTAAAAAATTTTAAACCGTCTATATCAAATATCTGTCCTCTCATAAGATGAATTATAGATGGCTTAATAAAATGCACTTTACCACCATGCCATTCTTCCACCGGATAAGAATCTAATATGTCATAATTCTCATGATTTCCGTCAATAAAGAGTGTTGTGAAATGCTTCTCTTCAAGCCAATTCAGATACCACCTTTGCTGCGGTGAATCTCTCCATATCCCAAAATCTCCAAGAATTATCACATAATCGTCCTTCGACATCTCACGCTGTTCGGGGAAAGAATCCATATTAACTCTATGGATCCAATCCCCATGCGTATCTCCGGTTACCCAGATTATTGGCATAACCCCCAAATGAAGTAGTTAACGCTTAACATAAGTAATGATATTGCAGAAGGCCAATAACCATCCGGAACAACATTATTCATAACAACGCTCATGCATATCACGCTGATAATGAAAAACACAATATTTTTTAATATCGTTTTAATCATTATTTCGTTAACTCCTTATACTGATCAAGCAAGGCCGCCAGTTCCGGATTCTCAGCCGCATACATTTCATATTTCTTTGTTACATCCATCTGTTTAATCACTGCATCCATATCCTTTTTAAGCTTCTCAGCTTTCTTTCTATTTTCAATACGCTGATCATATGCAGATGTATCAACTCTACAGATAATTTCAGCAGTAATATTTTTATTATATTTTACTTCTGCTTCCGGTACTGTTAAAATTTCTTTAATAGTCAGAACATCCTTATTACAACCACTTACTAAAACCTGGTCCCCGGCCTTATATGTATTACCGTCATCAAAAACTGCATAATAATAGTCTTTTTTACAACAACAAGTTACTTCTTCAATTACTGCTACTGCATAATACCCTGTTAATTTTGCCATTTGTTCATTCTCCTCTTCTGATTTAATTATATTTAATAAATAACCTTCATACGTTTTAAACTTAACCATATCTGCTTATTTCCCAAATACTGATTTGAGTAATAAGAATACAAGCCAAATTCCTGTAGCAATCAACCAGCTGAAAGCGACCCCGAAACATAATGTGATCAATTTTATAATTACACATGTTACGATCCAACTTAAAGCTAATGCCAATAATGACACAATAATAAGTAAAATTCCAGTCATATTATTCTCCTTTTACAGTTGCCGTTCCTGATGTTAAGTCTCCTGCGTCAACAATTGTTGCTGCATTTCCACCTTGCACCTTCGGCACATCACCATTCCATTTATCAATTTTCTGTTTCTCAATAAGCTCTGGAGTAAGAGACTCAGCAATTTTCTTATTTGCTTCTGCTTCAGCATCCGCTTTAATTCTTGTTGCTTCCGCTTTACCTTCAGCAGTGATCTTCGCCTGTTCAGCCTCAATAGCGGCCTTTTCTTTATCCTGTTCTGCTGCAATAAGAGCAACTTCTTTATCTTTATCTGCCTGTACCTTTGCAGTCTTAGCTTCAATATTTGCAAGTTCCAGTTCCTGCTGTGCATTTACTTTCTTCTGAATAGCTGCCTGAGTTTCATCATCGGTTGAAATCGAAGTAAAGTTTACAGTATCAATGATAATTCCATATGGCTCAAATTTCTTTTTCAAGTATTTGTCAAGTGCTTCATTCAGTTCCTGGCGTTTATCACCAAATACATCTGTTACCGGATACTTAGCAGTTACTTCCTGTGTCCACGCTTTCATCTTTGGTTTAATGAAAGTATTTTTTACACTTTCACCGGACTGACCTTTAAATCTTGTAAATACATCAGCAACTTGATCCTGATCGAACTTATAAGAGAATTCCAAATCAACAAGAAGCTGTTTTCCATCAGCAGTAGGTGTTTTAAAACTCTCATCTTTTGGTGAATCACCTTTATCTTCTGAAGTCAGATAAGACTGTTCAATACCAATTGAATACAGTGATGTTTTTACTGTAGGTGAAATCAAATGCCATCCCTGTGGAAGAGTATCATTTGAAATTCCGCCGTTCATCTTGTATTCTACAGCTACATAACCAGCAGGAACTCTTACCGTACACTTTGCTACACAAATTAATCCTGCTACAATTATTACTGCTAATCCAACCCCACCTAAAAATCCTTTTCTCATTACTCATTCTCCTTATCTTTTTCTTTATTTTCTTCTCTATTTATTTCATCTGCTGCATCTTTCCAGATTCTATGTAAGAATCTCCCAAATGGATAAAACAGTGCAGATAATAGAAACCATAAAACTACAGCTCCAACTAATACTAAAAATATAAATACCGGATTCATATAATTCTCCTTACTACGGTATGCGTTTTCTTACGCATACCGTATAATTAAATTATCATTTATTATTCTGCTGAGTCTGACCGTTCAGAATTTTAACTCCACCGGTAGATTCTACAGTCTTAGCAGCAAGTTCTCTCATCTGAGCATATGCATCGTCAAGTTTCTGCTGTAATTCAACTTTTTCTGCTCTCGCATTAGCCAGATCCTCTGCAAGTCTTTCATTTTTATCTTCCAGAAGCTGTTTCTGATATTCAGCATCTTTCTTAAGTGCTCTGACCTCAAACGCATTTGATTTATCAGCATCGGCTTTACCTTTTTTAATACCTTCCTCTGTTGCTGCTGCAATCAATGTCGGAATCTCTTCTACTTTTGCTTCTAATTCCTTTACATGATCAGCTTTTGCATTCAGTTCTGTTTCTTTCTCAAGAGCCGCTGTTTCTCTAAGTTCCAAAATCTTTTCTCTAGCAGCTTTCTCATCTTCCCACTTATCATTTTCAGCTTTACGACTACGTTTCAGATTATAGGTATATTCATCTTCCTCACGGCTACGAGTTAATTTAATTTCATTTTCTCTTGCTTTAGCTTCTGCATTGATAGAATCAATAATTTCCTGTTTCTGCTGCTTCAGTGCCTCAATTTCAGCTTTCAGTGTATCTTTTTTCTCACCCAATTCAGCTTCAATCTCTGCTTCTTTCGCTGCCTGAGCCTCTTTTAACTCTTCATTTTTCTCTTTATAAGCATTGATCATAGCTGCCATAGCATTTGCTTTTGTCTCAATACCATATAATTCATCTAACTCAAGCTGTTTAATTTCAATAGCTTCTGTAAGATCATTGTATTTCTTAATAATCTCTGGATTAAAAATATCTTCTTTAGCTGTTTTATCTGCAGATTCGATAACTTCTACCTTTTTAGCTTTCGCTGCTTCTTTTGCAGGATCATCAATCATTCGGTCTCTTGTATCAAGTTTCTCCACTGCTGCCTTATACGCTTCCATAATTTCTGCCTTTGTTGATTTCATTGTAATTTCTGCCATGTTTTTAGTTCTCCTTTTTCTCCGTGTTTTGTTTAATTAAATTTTTATATCAAAGCTTTAATAGCTTATCAATCATTATTAATGTCATCTTTATACAGAACGATCTTTTTCTCTTCGAGTGATCTCTGCACATCAATTACTCTTTGATTAGTTGATCCAGCCCAATGATAATTTACATCTGCCAAATCTTTCTTAAACATACCGTCTACAATTACATTTGTATTCAACAAAATATCTGTTAAAATAGGAAATGCTTCTTCTATAATTTCATTCCAAGTGTATCCAGTATAAATCCAAATAGATTTAGAATTACCATATCTTGATTTAATTTTACTTATTAAATTACAAACTTCAACTCTGTTATTTTCATTTAACGGATCCCCTCCAGAAAAAGTAATTCCAGAAATATAATCATTATCAAGCTGTTTAAAAATCTCTTCTATTGCTGTATTATCAAATGGAATTCCAGATTTGGTGTCCCATGTTTCCGGGTTTTGACAGCCATTGCAATAATGATCACAACCGGAAACAAAAAGGGTGACTCTTAATCCTGGCCCATTGTTCATGTCGTCATGTTTAATATCGTGATAATTCATTACATTTTAACTCGCTTTCTTAATTTCTTTAGGATGAGAAACATAATATAATTCCATACGTAGTCTATAAGG